GCTTTCCAAAAGGAGATAAAGCACCAGAATTTATATTAGGTAGTGTATTAATTACATTAAATGACCTAATCACTTTTTGCAAAGAGAACCCTAATTTATTAACCGACTATAAGGGTCAGAAACAACTTAAATTAAGCCTAAAAAATGGCAATAAAGGTATTTATATGGAAGTAGATACATTTAAGCCAACAAGCCAAATCCAAACGCCAAAAAGTACAAATAGCACGACTTCAAGTAAAGACGATTTACCATTTTAATTTTACGCCCAATGACTAAAGACTTATTACCATTCTATGAAAGGCTACACAAATGCTTAAAATCTTACATAAAAGCCAAAGATGAATCTAAAGCTATGAAATACCAAAGCCAAAGACTAAATGAGGTGGAAAGGTCAAATTACAGCTATTTAAAAGATGCTGAAAAAAAACTAAACGAAGCAATTTTAAATAACCAAATTGAAATGTTTTAACGGTGGCGATTGCCGAAGGGCAGGATTAGCAGTACAAAAGTTCAATAAATTACAAATATTGAATAGTATTCCTTCTGCCCCACTTGCACAAAACCGATGTTATAGGCAGGTGTAGGTTAATTAAAAACGAATTTTAAACAATTAAATACATAAAAAAATGATTAACAGAAAAAAACTACTGCTCCGTTGGTATAAAATAAATATCCAAATACAAAAACAAAAATTATCACCACAAAGGAAAAATATAAATACATTTTGGATAAGATGGGAAAAACTACAATTATTTAAACAACGATTAATACAATGCAAAATGACTAAATGACAGCAAACGTTTTGTGGCTTTGTGTCTGTTATTTTGGCTTGCAGATACTTGCCTTTAAAGATAAACTTTATAGCCAAAATAATAGCACAAAACCACTGTTAGCGGTTCGGTGCGGTAAATGAAACGAAAATGAAAAATGAAACTTATGTAGTAGTCGCTTATCGTTGGGGTGAACGTGAAAATCATTCATACACACTTGGGGTATTTAATAAGAAACACGATGCAATAAAATGTGCAGATAGCCATACTGAATATAGGGGTGGTAAATATGCGTGTGTTGTTGAAAAGTGTGTAATGAATGAGTTTGAAAATGATGCAGACGATTATACAACGGAAATTTATAGAACAAAGTCAGCTATGTGCAGTAAGTAGCACTGACCGCTAACTCATAAATATACCCTATAACTCATAACTCATTAAAAATCAATGCAAGAAACTAAATTATTTTATGATGCCGTGTGCAATTGTGTATTTGATGCACATGGTAAAATATACCCAATAAAAGAACATTCAAGACGTATATATGTAAATTTTAACGATAAGCAAATAAGCATATCAAAATTACCACAAAAGAAAATGATTAGAGATTTTGACGATTTTTTATTTTGGTATGTATTTACAGATTTACACATGAATTTTCCTTGTATTGCTATGGAATATTATATCTATATTAAAATGACTGTCAAAAAATTGAGATTTAACGATTATTAAAAATTTATAAAAAAATGAGAAATTTAAAAGTAGGTATTAAGATTTTAAGTTCAATATTCCACCTTTGCGTTTTAGATGGGTTATTTGACGATTTAAAAGAAGAGGAGGATATATATAGGCAAGGACTAAAAAAAGCCTTGAATTTAGCACAAAAAGAACTAGAAAAGACAATTATAGCTAAACAACACTTATTTGATATTGATAGTGAAGCTATGGTTCAATTTATAAATTCTTATGATGAATTAGGAAAATTGATGGCGGAAATTACGCCTGAAATTAAAATGCAAATTATAGAATTAATTAAAATACAAAAAACAGAACCAGTAAGATTTGCAAGTTTAGCTAATGCTTATGGATTAAAAATTATTTAAGAATGAAACAAAAATTTAAAGTAGGTGATTTTGTCCGTATTGTAAAAAATGGGAATATCAAAAAAGAGAAATTGGAGGTTGTAAAATTGCTTGAACCTTGCGACCAAAAAGAAAATTATTACTTTGTAAAAAGACGTAAAGGTGCATTAGCTGAAAAAGAATTAATTAAAGTAAATTGCAAACCTATTTACAAAATGTCCGATTTAATAAAATAAAATCTAAAAAATGAGAGATAGTATGATTTTTTATAGAAGTTTCTTTGAATCATTAAAAGAACTTCCTCAAGAAAATAAAATTGAAGTTTATGATGCTATTTTTTCATACTCATTAAACTTTGAAGAGTTAGAATTATCAGGCATTTCAAAATCTATTTTTACGCTAATAAAGCCTCAATTAGACGCAAATTTAAAGCGATACGAAAACGGAAATAAATCAAAAACATTTAAAAATAAAAGCAAAAGCGAAGCAAAACAGAAGCAAACAATAAGCGAAACAGAAGCAAACAATAAGCAAAGTGAAAGCAAAGGCGAAGCTAATAAGAATGTAAATGATAATGATAATGATAATGTAAATGATAATGTAAATGATAATTTTTTAGAAAAAAAATATCCTCCTGAAATTTTAGAAACTTATAAAAAATTTAACTTATGGATTAAAGAAAAAGTACCCAATGTTTTAAAAATTAAAAAACAAATTTCTATCGATGAATATCTAAAATTAAAGAAAGTGTACAACGATATGAAGCCTGTTACTGAAACCTTAATCGCTATGCACAACTACAAAGAAGCTCCTAAAAGGTACGTTGATGTGTATTTAACCTTAAAAAATTGGCTGAAAAAAGATGGAAAATAAATTAAGAGCAAAACCAAATGAAAATTCTACTGTTATTTACGGAAAATTACCTCCACAGGCAGTAGATATTGAAAAAAGTATTTTAGGGGCAATTATGGTAGAAAAAAGGTGCATGGATGAAGTTTTAGATTTAATCAAGAACCCACAATATTTTTATAATGATGTAAATAAAAAAATTTATACTGCAATAATTGAAATGAATAACTTGGGAAGAGGTATAGATTTTATATCAATTTGTGAATATTTAAAATCAAAAAATGAGTTAGAATTAGTTGGAGGATATTTCTATGTAACAAATCTTACAAAATCAGTAACATCAACAGCCAATTTAGATGAGTATTGTAGAATTATTACCGAAAAGTTTATAAAACGTGAATTAATAAGATTAGGAGGTGAACTTATATCTAAAGGATATGACGACACTATTGATACTTTTGAAATGAAAGAAGATGCTGAAAAAACTTTTACAAATATTTCAATTGAAAATTCTAAAGATGGATTTGAGCATATATCAAAAGGTTTTTTAGACGATTTATTATTACTCGATGAAATTAGAAATAATAAAGGTAGCCTTACTGGAGTAGATACTGGATTTTATGGTTTAAATAAAATTACAAGTGGTTGGCAGAAAACTGATTTAATAATTTTAGCAGCAAGACCAGCAGTAGGTAAAACTGCATTTGCTTTAAATTTAGCCTTAGCAGCTACATCTAGTAAAGTAAACCCAGTAGGAGTTGCATTTTTTAGCTTAGAAATGAGCAAAAAGCAATTGAGGTATAGAATTATAAGCAATATGTCAAATGTTGGATTAGCAAATATTACTAATGGAGAACTTTCAGACCAACAAATGCTTCAGTTGCAACAGGCAAATGATAAATTAAGTAATTATAATCTCTTTATTGACGATAGAAGTGGTCTAACAATTCGTGATTTGAAGTCCAGATTGAGAAAATTATGCAGAAAACAAAAAATTGGATTAGTTATAATTGATTACCTGCAATTAATGAAAGGAGATATCCAATTAAAAAATGTAAACCGTGAGCAAGAATTAAGTAAGATTTCCAGAGAATTAAAAGAACTTGCTAAAGAGTTAGAAATACCAATTATTGCTTTGGCGCAATTAAACAGAGATATTGAAAAACGAACTAAAGATAAGGCAGAACCACAACTTAGTGATTTACGTGAATCGGGTGCTATTGAACAAGATGCTGATATAGTTACCTTCCTATATAGATGTGAAAACTATGTAAAATTTAAAATTGCAAAATTTAGGAATGGGAAGATAGGACAAACGATGTATCATCCAATTTTAGATTTTCAAAGATTTAAAGAGTACCAAGAGTATGAACCAGTAATTATATCAAGTGGATATAATCCTTATGAAGATAAAAAGTTAATACCAATGCAAGAAGCCATCAAGAAGTCAGAGGAGCAATTACTTAGAATTGAACAGAATGTAGCTAAACTTGATGAAGATGAAGAATTACCATTTTAAAAAATAAAAAAAATATGACAATACTTTGTAAAAACTGCCAATTACCAAAAATTGAAAAAGATTTTTTGAAAGGATTTTGGGCAAAAAGTAAAAATGCAGGAATCTGTAAAAGTTGCAGACGTGCAAAAACAAATCATAAATATTATAAAAAAAGAAAAGCAGAATGCAAGAAGCCATCAAGAAGTCAGAGGAGCAATTACTTAGAATTGAACAGAATGTAGCTAAACTTGATGAAGATGAAGAATTACCATTTTAAAAAATAAAAAAAATTTCAAACAAATAAAAATATGATAGAAGCACTAAAGCCCCCATTTTGCCAAACCGATGTTGTGTGCAGTACGGGTAGTTACTTGGATTTTCTCCAAACGAAACAAAAAACACATATCCTTTCTGGATTTGATGTTGATGAAAAAAAGTTAAACAATAAGATGTTTGACTTTCAAAAGTTCATTGTAAAACGAGCTTTAAAAGCTGGTAAGTATGCAATTTTTGCCGATTGTGGATTGGGTAAAACTTTGATGCAATTAGAATGGGCTAATCAAGTATGTAAAGAAACTAAAAGTAAAGTTTTAATACTTGCACCATTGGCAGTTGTTGGGCAAACAATACAGGAAGGATTAAAGTTTGGAATTGATATGGCAAGTATTGATGTTCAAAATTATGAGCAACTTGATAATATTGATTGTTCAATTTATAGCGGTATTGTGCTTGATGAAAGCAGTATTTTAAAAAACTTTGAAGGTGCTACAAAAAAACAAATAATTGATAGTTTTATTAGCACTCCTTACAAGTTAGCTTGTACTGCAACACCATCACCAAACGACCCTATGGAATTGGGTAATCATAGCGAATTTTTAGACGTAATGAGCCGAAACGAAATGTTAGCAATGTACTTTGTTCACGATGGTGGCGAAACGGCTAAATGGAGGTTAAAAGGACACGCTGTAAAGATGTTTTATCAGTTTGTAGGCAGTTGGGCTATAATGTTAAATAAGCCTATGGATATTGGTTTTGAAATGATAGGTTATGATTTGCCTAAATTGAACTTATTAGAAAATCAAATTAAAACTACCAAACGAGATAATGGAATTTTATTCAATGATGCAATTATTTCAGCTACAAACTTCAATGCAGAATTAAGACTAACTAAAATCGAAAGACTTGATGAAGTAGTTAAATTAGTAAATGACAAACCAAATGAAAACTTTATTATTTGGATTAAGCAAAACGAAGAAGGCGAAATGCTTAAAAAATTACTTCCTGATGCTGTTGAAGTAAAAGGGAGTGATAGTAATGAATGGAAAAAGGATAAACTATTGGGATTTGCAAATAATGAATTTAGAGTATTGATAACAAAAACTAAAATAGCAAGTTTTGGAATGAACTATCAAAATTGTAGAAATCAAATTTTTGCAAGTTTAGATTTTTCTTTTGAAGGATTGTATCAAGCTATCCGCAGAAGTTACAGATTTGGACAAAAAAACGAAGTAAACATTTATTTAATAACAACCGATACAATGGCTAATGTAAAACAATCTATTGATACCAAACAAAAACAATTTGAAATTATGCAAGATGAAATGTCAAAAGCAGTTAACTTAAACTTAGCTGGTCAAATTATGCAAGTAGGTGAATTTGATACCACCGAAGAAAACAATGAATGGTTCTCAATTCAAAGAGGGGATTGCGTTCAGTTAATTCAAAACGTAAAAGATGAAAGTATTGGATTAAGTGTATTTAGCCCACCATTTGCAGAACTATACACATATTCAAACCACTTGGAGGATATGGGTAATTCAAAAGATTACAATGAATTTTTATACCAATTTAGTTTTTTGATTAAAGAACTTTATAGGGTAATGATGACAGGTAGAAATGTGGCAGTTCATTGTATGGATTTGCCTGTTCAAAAAGGCAAACACGGATATATTGGATTGAGGGATTTTAGCGGATTGCTTTTAAAGGCTTTTGAAGATGCTGGATTTGTTTATGCGAGTAGGGTTACAATTTGGAAAGACCCTGTAATTGAAATGCAAAGAACTAAAGCATTGGGATTACTTCATAAGCAAGTTAAAAAGGATAGCACTATGAGCCGTGTTGGTATTCCTGATTATGTAATGATTTTTAGAAAAGATGGCGAAAGAAATAACCCTGTAACCAATAAGGATTTAAGTGTTGATTTATGGCAAAAATACGCATCTCCAGTATGGATGGATATTAACTACTCAAACACATTACAAGGTTTTAGAAATGGCAGAGAAGAAAATGATGAAAAGCATATTTGCCCTTTACAACTTGATACCATTGAAAGATTGATACACTTATACTCAAACAAAGGCGATACTGTTTTAACTCCATTTATGGGG